TCCAGCTGCTTCACCACCCCAAGATCCTAATCCATAACCAAAACCTTTTGCTTGGACTGCTGGACCTACTGTATAATAATGTTGAACTCTAATACCACCTGATGTAGTTGCACCAGAACCTGACTCATTTGATGGCATTGTAATAGTAAGAGTAGTTGCTGTTGGCACAGATGTCACCATAAATTTTTTATCATCAAAATCAGATGCACTAAAATTAGAATTAGTTATAGAACTAAAATTATCTAATAAAATAATATCATCTTTTAATATACCATGTGAACTAGAAAAAGTTATAGTAACAGTTGCTGATCCGTTAGTTGTGCTAAAAGCACTTGTAAGTGTTGTCGTAGATTTAATAGGATGTATGTCATAAAACACACCTCCTGAATAAGCATATAAAATCCTGTTTGATCCTATGATCGCATATTTTCTACCTAGACTATTAACATAATGATGCAGTCCTCTGACTGCTCCTGTTAAATCATCTGTTCCTAATTGTTTCCAACCTCCTATTTTTTCAGGTGTTCCATATCTAAATCTAACATTATCACAGTCTACCCATTGACCTTCAGCTGTAGTTTCAGAAATTTGTTTATTAATACCTGGTTGAAAACCTATTTTTTGTAACATAAGAATCCTTTTTTTCTAATGATATAGGTAATATCACATATTTAAATACTTTAAAAGCTGCTATTTTTCGTAATTCTCTGGCACGTCTTTATTTTCTACGGTGCCATGCTCTCTACCATCTCCATATTCTTTAGTGGCTTTATTGATTACTCCCATTAAAACAGTTGAAAATTCATAACAAGATTTTCTCTCTAATGGGTAATGGCCTCTTCTTAAAATTATTAAGAGTATTTCTTTCCAAGAAAATTTTAATTTTAAATGTGTTTCTGTAAATTTAAATTCCATATTACGTTGATAAGAACCAAGAAGTTAGTATATATTTGTCTTTTTGTAAAGGTGGATTACCTCTATGCACGTAAGGATAATCTGCAGGAAATATACACACACGTCCTGTCTTTGCTTTGATCCTTTGTTTTTGCATTAAAAATTCTGTTTCTCCACCTTCTTTAATATCATTTAAATACATGGTCCAAACTAAAGCTCTTTTACAAGAAAGATCTCTATGATTTCTTTCTGTATGCCATATATGATACCCACCTCCTGGGATTGTTTTTTGAATTTTTATAGT